AATATTTATTAATTATAATAAATAAATAATGAATAAAAAAATTGAATATTTATTTTTTATTTGTAAATCTCATAAACTTATATAATGAAATCGTTAATTGAATTCTTGTTGTACACCGTATTAGCTATATTATTTTATCGTAATTTTTATCCAAAACAAAAATATAATATTATAGATAAAATAACTTATATTAATAGTTATAATAATAGTTTGAATGAATTTAATAAAAATGAAAATTTATATTATCAAAAGTGTAATAAAAATGATTATACACAACGTATAATAAACTATGACAATAGTATGTATAAAGGACAAGTATTTTATGGAATAAAACATGGATGTGGTATTGAAACTTATAATGATAAAAAATTAAATGAAATTAAATATGAAGGAATTTGGGAAAATAATACAGAAAATGGATTTGGTATTTTATATAAAAAAAATATAACTATTTCGGGTAATAAAAAAAACAATAAATACGATGGTTTAATAAAATTCCAAAGTGATTCATTTTCAAAAATTTTTATAAAAAGAATTGACTGCATATTTGTGGATGGAATACAAAAATACTGCTTTGTTATATTATGAATAATGAATATAATTATATCCAGAATATTATATATAGAAAAACAAAAGTTTAATATAATGAAAATACTGTTATAACATAGATAATAAATATAATTATAGTAGTTTTTTTATTTCGATAATTATATATGTCTATAAAAACACCTGTTCGAGCAGTTGCATGTTTTATTGCTAAAAAAATAAATGGTCTTGTTTATTTCACAGAAGATCTGAAAAACGATACTGTTATTATTGATATTCACGTGGAAGGATTGAAAAAGAATGGAAAACATGGATTTCATGTACACGAATGTGGTGATATGAGTGAACAATGTGAAAGTATGTGTGCACATTTCAATCCATATGGGAAAAAACATGGTTGTCCTGGTTCACGAGAACGCCATGTAGGTGATTTAGGAAATTTAGTAACCAATACAATTGGTATTGCACATTATCGAATGGTGGATGATATGATAAAACTACGTGGAACAAAAGCAAATATTATTGGTCGTGGACTTATTATTCATGCTGATGAAGATGATTGTGGTTTAGGTGGCCATGATGATAGTTTGACAACTGGACATGCTGGAAAACGCATTGCTTGTGCAGTTATAGGTTATGCAAAAAATTGAACTATTTTTTATAGTGATTTTTGTCTGCATCTATAATACGAAAATGTACTGCTGCATTGAATTTGCTTTTTATTTACTACTTGCCTTAATTTGGTTTTATACAGGTTCGGTTTTATTTAGAAAAGATCCGATTATCAAGAAACTGAAAATAGACAATGATTTACTGACAAAATATAATAATGTTTTGAATGAATATTATTATAATGAATGTTCTTATAAAAATATTCATACTTATGAGAATCTTTGGATAAACAACAATAAAAATGGGTTCAATGTTATACATAACAACAATATTACAATATCTGGTTTCAAAAAAGACAATTTATTTGATGGATTGGTGAGAATTGATGGAATGTTGTTGAATAATAATGAATTGAAAAATATCGATTGTATATATGAAAATGGGATACAAAAATCATGTTTTGTCATTAATAAAAAAAATCGTATTGTCTTTGTTGTTCCTGAACAAGTAGTTGTAGTTTTATAATTATATTCAAAAAATTCAAAAAGATAAAAATAAGGACTGAAACAAACAAAATATCAATTAAATTTCACAATAATTTTAACAGTCTCTTTTTTTATGCATTTACATGCACTCACTGAAAGTTCTTCACGCTTTTTACGTGTTTTTGTATTATTATTATTGGTGGTGGTTGTGTTTTCATCAACGGGGTCAATACTTTCATCCGACTCACCATCTGTGCTATTTGGACTACGCCTTTTTGAAGTGGTATTACGACTATTCATGTCGCGTTCGATATCATCATAGTTTTGTTCGATGTACTCGATGATATTATTCTCGATCGCCCATTTAAAAAAGTTCAGTTGTCCTATTGTGGTTTCAATATATTTTTCATCATCATAAGGAATACTAATACGTTCCCAACGACAAAATGGATCGAATTTGCGCTTACTATATGCTTTGAGTTTCAGTTTATAGTCATTATAGACTTTGAATCTGATCTTGTCTTGGACGGTACCACGTTGGGTATGTAAATCGTAGACAGTATAGTATTTTTTTGCGAAATTTGTTACAAACCAGTCGACGATACGTAATGATATTTTGGTTTCGCCATTGATTATAGACATCATTTTATTGAGGGTTGCGTGGTTGTTGTAAAAATCCATGAGATTTTTCATTAATAAATCGTTTTGTGTATTGAGATTCGATGCACAATATAATGACATTTTGGGATTGATTTATTTTATATAGACTAGTATGTTTGTTTTGTTTATGCGGTTTTTTCGTAAAATATATATTATTAGGATTTTACGAAATACATTGTAATTTACTACCTAGACTCCTATAACTTTATATTGTTTTCAGTTGAAATTGTTTTTCAGAAAGCAAGTGCATTAATATAATTATTTGCTCTCTTCCGATGGAAAGTAAGTTTTAGTGCATATTACATTGAAAAAACATGTTATTTTTATAACTTTTTGCTTATTGATTATATAAATATAAGCAAATTATTATTTATTAATATAAAAATCGCTATTTTATATTAATTTTTTATTGTTTTTTAGTTATTTTTAGTTATTTTAATTCTAATCAAACGACTTTATCGATTAATTACTTTTAATTGGAATATGCTACTCCAGCCATGCCACTCATGACACGAAGAACGTTGTAGTTGACAGCGTACACTCTGACCTTGGCAGTGGCAGTACCACCAACGGTACCTGCTGAAAGAACAAGTTGAAGAACGGCGTTATCAATACGGGAGAAGTTGCACGAACCGCTTGGTTGATGCTCCTCCGGTCTCAGGGCGAATGAGTAAACATTGATACCAGCATCAGGTGCGCGGGTGTGGTGTTGGAATGGTTGGACAACATCGAAGTAGTTACCTTCGCGTTCAGAGAATCTGTCTTGACCGTTAAGTTGTAACTTAGCAGTGACGACTGGGTTCTCACCCCAACAGTGCATGTCAAGGGCAGTCTCAGAAAGAACGAATGTTCCAGCATCAGAGACAAGGGATCCAGTAAGATCAGAAGGAGCGAATGGGGTAGTATTATAACCTTCACCTTCTCCAGCGGCAGCACCTGGAAGATCGAAAAGACCAGAGGTGGTAATGAAAGCACCACTAGCGGCTTCACCTGGACCAGCGAAAGCAGCAATGGATGGAGGAAGAGCATCGATTGCATCAGTGTAGTTGAATGGTTGAGCACCAAGGGTTCTGAATAGAGTACCAGCAGCATCTAATGATGAGCAGTAATCAACGTTGGCATCAGGTTGGACAACCCAGATAAGCTCCTTGCAAGGGTGGTTGAAGTTAAGCTTGATCTTGTTTGATGATGAACCAACTGATTCGTCACCAGTGAATTGAAGTTGTTCAATAAGGTATTCATGAGGGTTTTGTGCCATCTTTCTACGTTCATCAGTATCAAGGAAGATATAGTCGACGTAAAGGGAAGCAGCAACAAGGGATTGTTGGTATGCTTGGGAGACGGATTGAGTACCAGAGGTGGCAGCTAGACTTCCAACAGCCCATAGACATTCACCAATAGGACGGAAATCAATGTTGATCTTGACTTCGTGGTATTGAAGAGCGATTAAAGGAAGGGCAAGTCCAGGGTTTCTGCAAAACCAGAATAAAAGAGGAATGTAAAGGGTGGTTTCTGGAAGAGCATTTCTTGGAGCACAAACTTGGGATGGTCCACCTGAAGCAGCACATGGGCCTGAGACGTTGGCAAAATCAGGATCAATCATGTATGTTAATTGAGTGGTGTTACCAATCATCTTGAAATATCCACGTTGTTGTTCAGCAGACATGGTAAGTTGATTCCAGATGTGCATCCAGTCACCGTATTGACGGTCAATTCTTTGACCACCAATCTCAACTTCAACTTGAGCGATGATTTGTTCACCAATGTAGTTTAACCAACGAGCATAGACGTTACCAGTATTGCCCTTCATTGATTGGTTGATTTCAGGAAGAGTTAATTGTAAATAGGTTCTGTATGCAAGATCACCATTACGTGAGATGGTGCAGGTAACACGACGACCGAAGTCGGCTTGGCCTGAGAAAGTTTGCTCAATTGATTCCATAGCAAAGTTAGTATGGCGTCTGTATGACACCTTCCAGAAAGTGATTTCAGGGGTTCCAGTAAGGAAGACATCTTGTGCGCCATAGGCGACTAATTGCATTAGACCTCCAGCCATATCTTATGATATTTATAGACTATACAAAGAAAATAATTTGGAATAAATACCTAAATTAATAATTATTTTAATAATAGTAAAAAATATTATTTTACTATTATACACAATATCACTAGAAATAGTTTTTACTAAATATTATTGATCCTGACCAAATTTAAATAATTTTACATAGAATTATAGAGGTTGATACATACTTTTATAAGATGATAAAGTAGTTACTTCTTCTCTATCACCGTTTGTATATCTCAAACATACTCCCAAAACGTTACCATTATAACAAACAGTCAATCTAGGACCTGTGTCAAATAAACTAAAACCCCATCTTTCTTTTTTCATATCTTCATATGTATATATTTTTCTCTTAGCTCTAAGAGTACCCGTGCATCTTCTTTCTCCATCTTCACAATCTATATAATTATTGAATAAGGACGATGTTATAAAATTATGTTCTCGAACCGTTTGTGGTAAATTCATATTATTTTTTATATGTCTTTGTATTTCTATTTCAATATTATTTTCATTACATTTTATAAACAATGCCTTTACTTTCAATACGATTTTCGATTTACCTTTGACACGTGATGATAGATCCGTTTTTATATTACAACCTAAATCATCTAAAATTTTTTCCGCAGTAGCATTATTATACTCTTCACTATATTCAGGATGTATTTCACCTGTTTTTGTATTTATAATATTGAATTTTTTGTTTTCACTATCTTTTTTTATATTACTTTTTCTAATATTTGTTTTAGTTATTAATAAATCGTTTTGTATAAATGACAAATTATATGTATCATCTTCGTTATACGCAGTAATTAAAGCATCTACCCAAACATTATTATGTTTATATTTTACGCTATCATCTACCATCCAATGATCACGTATTACTTGTTTTTTTTGCCAATCATCATTCAAATATTCACTGAATGTAATTTCTTTTGCCGCTAATTGAAATGTCTTCAAATGGCCATAAACACGAATTGATTGAAATTCGCCATATTTACTTGAATAATGCGCAACACGTAATTGTGCTTGAGCAATAGTACCATAACTAACAGTTGGTCTATAATCATGTGTTGCAAAGACGCGATCATGAAATTCCCATTCAGTGGATCTTGTACTTGTTTGTTCATGAACAATCACAATCAATTTATCGCTTTGTTTATTATCCCAATAGCTTCTATTACTCCAATTTACAGTTTCACATGAAATGTTATGATTATTATTTGTATATTTGGATAAATCGGATTTATCAGCTATAATATTAACATCAGCCAATTCTGGAAACAAATGTGAATTATTCAAGAATTCTTCGATCGATCGATTATTACTTCTTTGTGAAGTTCTTTGTGAACTTCTATATGTTTTATAAGTCAATCTTAAAACAATAACGTTTCTTATTTTTTTTTCTTTTGTTATTGAATATTTTTCGGCTTCAGCTATATTTTTTTCATTTATGTATTTGTTATATAAATATGCAGCTTCAGCTTTTTGCATGTTTGAATTTCTAAGATTTTCTTTTGCATCTGCAATAATTTTTTTACCTTGTGTCGATAAAATATAAGTACCATCTTCTTTTTTGAAAAACGGTATAGCATTTTCTACCAAATGTTCATCTAAGAATTTTTTAGCACCACAATATGTTTCAGGTGGAATATAATATAATTGAATACCTTGTTCATAAATACCGCCAATAAAGTTTTCATCTTCTTCACTTTGGGTTATGTCTTGTGAAAATAATACTTCTTCAGGAGTTGCACTGTACAAAATTGTAAAAATATTTATATTTTCTTTTATTCTACTATAAATAAATTTCAAACTTTGTCTCGATCCTGTTCCATAATCACACTCATCCGCGTGTAATATTAATTTTTTACCTTGTGAAACCATTTCGTTTATATATCTTAAAGCTTCTTTTGCCACTTCCACTGATATTATTGAAAATACTTTCAGATTATGTTGTTCTAATTCACGACGTTGGCTTTCATCTGCTTTTCTATGGAATGCAGATATAAAAATATGTTCTCGTATTTCAGACCCATGATCTCTACGAGCAATATATTCAACTATTTCTCGTTTACCAGATTTGACTTCACCATGGATCAATATTCGTCTGACTTCATAGTCTCTAGATTCGATTAATGGTACTATGTTAGAGTCTACAAAATTTGTTATATATGGCCTATAACGTTGAAAGTCTGCAACTGCCCATGGTTTGGGTGAATTAGTCAAAGCACTTCCACTTACGATTAATGAAGAGACTGCTGAAATAAATAATGACATTTTTGATTTTTTATTGAATTTTATAAAAACTATTTATAGAATTCAATTTTTTATTGGTCGAATAATTGTTTGAATTTTCCACTATTATTCTTTAACACATTTGAAATCCAAGTTTCTTATATATCCAGGTTTACATTTTTTGTTACATCTACGCGTTTTCGGATTTCTCTCTTTTCCATATGGACAGGATTTTAATGTTTGAATGACTTTTTTACCAGGAGTTTTCATAATTAAATCTCTATTCATAATGAATTCCGGTTCAGTATTATTCAATAATTTATTTATTTTTGATTCATTCTTTTTAGTACGGTCTTTTATTATATTTTCATGAATTTCTTTCTTATGTTTTTCTAATAAACCACTATCTAATATAATTTGTTCTAATTGACTCCTAGATTCTTCTATTCTTAGACGTCCTATCAAATTTGGTGTAATCATTTGATAAAATAACATAAATAATTTTTCAGCAAGTTGGTTATCTAAAAACTTTTGTGTATAAACAAGCCAATGCATCATAGTAAATCCCAATCCATAACTATCTATCGTATCAATCGATTTTTCTAAAAAATCATTATATTGATACGTTTCAACATTATCTAATATAAATTTTTTATAATCATTCAAAAAAACTACCCTATCTTTTCTATATTCAGACCGATCGATTGTCGAATTTAATACATAGTAAAAATATGAATGCATACTCTCGATTTTGTCTATTTTCAAATGATTTACAAAATCTTCTATTAAACTATTATACAAAACTTTACGATAACTTATACTTTTTGATTTTAAATCTGTAAAATTTGTTTTATTTACATATTCAATTTCCCAAGGAAATGACCAATGAAAAATACTCATATCGTTTGTGCTTTTGTTTGATTCTTCTATTAGTTTTTCTTTTGAAGTCATTAGACCAAAATCTATGAAATTTAAACGGTTTTCTGATTCATTATAGACAATATTTTGTGGTTTTAAATCATGATGTACCAAACCATTTTCTTTGAATTTTATTAGACCTGTAAATAAACGCATTGATTCCAGTAAAAACAATTCGGTTTCATTTCTTACTGCTAATGTTGGAGTCCAATTTTTGATTTTTTTTACATATTCTTCAATATTGATACCACCATCTCCCATTATGATTAATTTATGTTTTTCCAAATTTTCTAATACTTCTTTTCCTATTTTACATTTTTCAATAGAATCAAGATTTTCAGGTGTATTTGCAATATTACATGACACTGGTTTCCCTAGATAAAAATCTTTATTTTTGTCCACTTTATTTACGTTTTTATATTCTTTGAGTTCATCACTAGCTGACTTTTTACGTAATACCTTTGATACTTTATTTTTGTATGATAATTTTGGTTTATTTTTACATGTTAAACTTGGTTTATGAACACAACCATAAGAACCTTCACCTATTACTTTTGATATAGACATATATATTGATAATATTATTAATATATATTGAGATTATTAGTATCTATGCATTTTTATTATCTAAAATGTCTTTAGAAAAATTAGAAATCAAAAATGTTTCTAAATAATTTTCTTGGAAAATTTCACGACGATTTTCATGTTTTTTTGTAAAAATATAAGAATCATCTGTTTTTTTGATTGTCCATCCTTGATCAAGGGCATTTTGAATAAAAATCATTCTTTGAAAAGTTTTTTTATTTATTTGCACATTAGATGGAAATTGATTCAATAATGTTTCTTTGTTCATTTATCTTATATATATCATTTACATTCACTTTTTACGAGTTTTACGATTTGATTTTTTTGATATTTTTTTTCTACTACCACCCTTAATAATTGGTTCTCTTGAAATCATAATAGTATTTTCATCTGCTAAATAACCTGCTATTGCATTTTCATGTATACCAGTATTAGCATTTAATAATAAAAACCCAGCTCTTATTCCAGATGGTTGATCTCCATTTGCTCCTATTCTTAAATGATTTACAAAATAATTTTTAGTTATATTTCTATCTTCATATCCTCCTTTTTCAAGAGTACTGTTTATTTCTTGATAAAAATCACCTATTCCTTTCAATGAACCAGTTGATATTAAATCAACATATATTCTTTTATTTATTAATATTTCCCACAATAATTCTTCATTATCGATTATTTTATCTAATTGATTATTCCAAATAGTTAGTATTCGATTTATAACACTTTTAAAAGTATTATTTGCAGAAAGTGTAACTACTTTTGTTGTTGACATATCAATAATTAATTCTACATAAGGTAACATAAATTCATTACATAATGCACTATAAGTAATTTTCACTTCTTTCTTTCCATCTTTATTTACAATTAATGTATTTCCTTGATAAAATTCATTTTCATCCTCGTCATTCGTAATTAAAAAATCCATATTAAAAAATTCTTTTTTATGATTTTTAAATTCATCTCCAGAACAACTTCCCATGCTTCCCATCGCATCTACATATGAACTTGTAGGACAAATTACTTCTTTGTCAAATTTATCTCCAAAAATATCTCTTAATGTACTAGTTGCTGCATTGTTAATTACACTAGTTCTATTATCTTTTCCAAATTTTTTTAAAATATTTTCAATTTGTTTTTTTAATTCTTCATTACTATCAATAACATGAGCATTACCAGTATTTTTAGAATAAACATGAAAATTTTCTCGTATTTTCGTATCTAGATTAGTAAAACCTTTTTCATTTTCAGCTATATTTTTTATTATATCATATTCATAATCTAACATATTTTTTTTTTTTTTTTTTTTTTTGTAGTTTTT